CCGGGCTTCTTCCAGAACGAAGACCTTGCCGAGCTGGCCTTTGAGTACCGCATCCTTTTCCAAGGTCTGTGGTGCGAGGGCGATAGGGAGGGTCGTCTTGAGGACCGCCCCAAGCGGCTCAAGGCTGCCATCTTCCCTTACGACAACGTTGATGTTGACGCAGGGCTGTCGGCGCTGGCCGCGTCTGGCTTCATCGTTCGCTATGAAGTGGATGGCAAGCGATACATTCAGACGCTGAATTTCGTAAAGCACCAGAACCCGCATAAGAAGGAAGCGGCCTCAGTAATCCCGGGGATTCCCGGTGGAGATCGCACGGCTTCCGCCGGACTCCAGGAGACGCCGGTTGAAGACCCGGAAATTCCGGGACAAGCCGAGGAATTTCCGGAGCGAGCCCGGCTGATTCCTGATTCCCCTTTCCTGATTCCTGATTCCTCCGTAGCTGACGCTACGGCGCCTGTCGTCGCCACGCCGGAGCTGGTCCCGGTCGATCCGATCTGGGGCTCAGGGCTCGGTTTTCTGCTGCGCAAGGGCATTCCCGAAAAACAGGCTCGAAGCCTACTGGGGAAGCTGCGGCAGTCCGCCGGTGACGTTGAGCTCGGCGCACTTCTGTACCGAGCCGAATCCGAGGACATCAGCGATCCCGCTCCGTGGCTCATGGCAGCGGCATCGAGGGCAAAACAGCGCGCCGGACCCGGTGGGCGACAACCGCAGCAAATGGGCAAAACGGCGCAGGCACTGATGGCATTGGAGGAATTCGGAAATGGCGGACTGGATCAAGCGGGAAATTTCGGAGGGCCTGAAGCGGCTCATGTGCTTGGGCCTGGAGCGCACCCCGGCAGCGGAGGTTATCCCGTTGACCGCAGCCGTCTGGTTGGAGGCCGTAACTGAGGGCCGGATGTTCGACCAGGAGCATGACGCTGCACGGTTCAAGCGGGCGTTCGCGATCCTGTGCCGGGATTGCCGGTCGTGGCCACAGCCTGCCGCGCTGCTGGAGGCGATGCCGCGGCGGGATCAGTTGGCGCTGACCAAGCAGCCGATTCCCGCCGACCCAGACTCGCCCGCCATGAAGGCCAAGTTTGATCAGATCGCAAAGCTCTTCCGGCCCGATCCCAAGCGCAAGCAGGACAACGGCCACGGTCACGTGGTGACGCGCTGTGACGGTCTGAAGGCGCGTTGCGGCGGTCCCGGCCTCTGCGAGGTCTGCAACAAGGAGGCCCAGGCTCTCAAGACCGGGAAGGCGCGCGCATGAAAATCCAAGAACTCCAGGCTCTGGCCGACCGAATCCCTCCTGCGATGCTCAGGCTGACCATCGGCACGATCATCTCCGACGTGCGAGCTGTCTACCGCGTCTCCCAGATCAGCGCTGAGTCGATTGTCCGCGTGGCTAGGTTGCGAAATGGAATCCGATGAGAAGAAAGCCGCCCACCAGGCCGGCAGATGGATGCGCGACGCAGGGAAGGGCAGGGACAGCGTCCCGCTCTACGAAATGGGTCCAGACGGTCACGAGCTGCGCAAGGAGTGGCAGGCCGGCTGGGACAAGCGAGATGGCGAGATCAAGAGGGAGCGAGCAGCATGAATGTCGGATCAGCAGTCGTACATTTTGTTGTGGGCGGGGCAATCTCCATCGCATGGATGGTTTGGCACACGAGAGCAAGCAACGCGACCTATCGGGAGCGGATGGAGATCATCGCCGCGATCGATGAGGCCGGTTGGCCTGCAGTTCTGGAGCGGCAGTACCGCTTTGTGGACTACAACGCCCACCTCAGGGCGAAGTTCTGGGGGCGTGACGCCATTGAGCTGTACCCGCGTCAGTTGCGGGAAGTGATCCGAGCCTATCGCGGAGAAGTCGCATGAACCTGGAACCTATCGACACCAGCACTACGGCGGGGAAGGCTACTCAGACGCAGGCGCTGATTCAGCTATACCACACCATCAATGGCCCGCGAACTGCGGGGCGCAAATGGGTTACCTACTCGCGGCCCCAAGTGGAAGCGATGATGGACGTGCTGAAGCAGATTCTTCAAGAGCGAGGCTGCGAGTTACGCGCCGAGCTTGCCGGGGAGGCGTCATGAGCGAAGAAAAATGGATTGGTGAGGATGGCCCTCAGGAGATGTGGGTGTTCCTCGACCCGGCCACGAACGTGACCGGCTACTCCGAGATGGGGCCTGAACTGGCACGCCCCGGCGAGCGCGCAGTGCACTTCACCCGCGCCACGCAGTGGCAGCCGATTGAGTCGGCTCCGCTCGACACGGACATTTTGGTGTTCCTGATGGATGAACACCTTGGGCCGATGTTCCGTGTGGTCTTCAACAGCTGCTCAGGTGAGTGGTCAGACGGGCTGGACGTGTATAGCCCGACCCACTGGCAGCCGCTGCCCGCTCCGCCGGAGGTGAAGTGATGGACAGCTTTTTCTACTGGACTGGAGCTATTGGGCTGTGCGGGGTAGCTCTACTGAGCGCCGCGTGGATATGGTTCTTGGCGCTGAGACAGGTACTCCGATCTGTGCGTGAAACCTACCTAATGACTGATCTGATTCTGTGGGCCAGAAGGAAGCAACGCAGGCGCACGAGGCGCGAGGCGAAACGAAACCCAGCGCCGGAGGTGAAGTGATGGACGCCATCGAGAAGCGGGCGCGGGAGGTGGAAGCCGCGCTGCGCGAGCAGGTCATCCATCATCGTGACCTGAGCAACCCGCTCTATATGAGCGCTCATGGACGGCTGCTTCACCAGGCTGCCGAAGTCATCGCCGCGCTCACTCCGCCCGAGGGCTACGTGCCGGCGACCGCCGTTCTGGCTACCGCAACGCGGTTGCGTCGTCTCGCATCGGCCGCCAGTCCGCTGGGGCGCAAGGCATACATCAAGGCCGCCGAGGACATCGAGATGACAGTCAGCGCCGCTCGCCCGGAGGTGAAGCCGTGAGAGATGAACTTAAGCCATGTCCGTTCTGCGGGATGCAACCGAGAATCAGTGATCTTTCCGAAAGTGCAATACATGTGGCCTGTAAATGCGGCGTAAGCATGTTCGGTGGCAAGAATCATCATTCAAGTCATAAAGAGGCTTCCGACCGATGGAACACTCGCGCCCCGCAGTGGCAACCGATTGAGACCGCGCCGAAGGATGGCCGCCCTTTGCTGCTCGATCACCCGGACTGGCATACGAGGGTGCTGCGTGGCGGCTGGGATGCTCATGAGCAAGCTTGGCGTGCGCATGGATTCGGTTGCCCAGCAACACAGCCCTCCCACTGGCATCCGCTTCCTGGCCCACCGGAGGTGACTCCGTGAAGCTGACCATAAACAGCGACACCTCCCTGCAGGCGGCCATCGGCGAGCTGCGCGAGCAGTACCGTCAGCACCGCTTCGTGACCATGACGATCAAGGAAGGCAAGAGCCGCAGCCTTGACCAGAACGCCATTTCCCACGCGTGGTACGAGCAGGTCGCCCGGGAGCTGCGCGAGGACTCGGCGCTGGGCGTCAAGCGGTTCTGCAAGCTCCACTTCGGGGTGCCGATCCTTCGCGCTGAGGACGAGGAGTTCCGGGCAGTCTATGACGGAGCCATCAGGCGCAGCCTCAGCTACGAACAGAAGCTGCTGGCGATGGACATGCTGCCCGTCACCTCGCGCATGAACGTGAAGCAGCTCTCGGCCTACCTGGAGGCGATGCAGCAGCACTTCGCCGGCCGGGTATGGCTCCAGTTCCCTGAGCAGATGGGGAGGGCGGCGGCATGATCCTGCTGAGCAACTCGTATACGTGGGGTCCGCCCTCGATCACCTTGAATTGGATGGTCGACCCGCGCGGCTTGGCGAACTCCATGAACCGGCTCGACCACCCGTGCAACTTCGATTCCGCCACCGTGGCGAAGCATAGGCTGCGCGCAGCGACCCGAGCAGATCGTATTGCTTGCGGGGATGGCAAGTGGGTCAAGGTCAGAGAAAAAGTTGTGTGCATGATCCCTTGGCAGGCATATGCGTCTGAAAGCCCGATTGTGCATGAACTGCTGCGTCACTGGGAGCGACAAGACAAGGCGCGATATCGCTGGGAGGTGCGCCGATGAACTATCGCGACCGCAGCCTGCTGGACCTCGCTTACCAGCTCAACTGCGCCCTGCAGATCGACGGGGTGTGCGAGGGCGGCCCGGGCGAGCCATGTCACAGCAACCAGAGCCGCCACGGTAAGGGCGGGGCTCTCAAGGCGCACGACTGCTTCTTCGCCAGCGGCTGCCGGAGCTGCCACCGCGAGCTCGACCAGGGCCGACGCTTCACCCGCGAGGAGAAGGCCGATATCTGGCAGCGCGCCCATGAGAGGACGATGCTCGCGCTCTGGCAGCAGGGCCTTATCAGGGTGGCGGCATGAACGAGCTGATCCTCCCGTGGCCGCATAAGGACCTGTCGCCGAATGCCCGCGTGCATTGGAATGATCGTGCGCGGGCGTCAAAGATCGGTCGGCGCGAAGCAGCTGCTCTAGCCCTGGCGGCAGGCTGGAAGTCGATCCTGTTGCCCGACGGCCGACTCCATCTGCACGTCACCTTCTACCCGCCAACCAGGCGCCTGCCCGACGACGACAACATGCTCGCCCGGTTCAAGCCATACCGGGATGGCATCGCCGACGCGCTTGGCATCGATGACAAGCGGTTCATCAGCCACCCGCTGGTCAGCACTGAGGTCCGGAAAGGCGGGCAGGTGGTGGTGCGGATCACCGGAGGGCCGGCGGGATGACCCCGACCTTTAGCCAGTACACCACGCCGGAGCTGGAGGTGGTTGCACGCCTCGACCACGCTCTGGCCGACGAGATCTTCAGCCTTCACCGGCAGGGCTACGACATGCGCGAGGTGCTGCACGAAGCCCGGGCATTCAAGGCCGAGGCGCAGATGATGCGCCGCGAGATCCACCGCAGGATGGCCAACCAACAAGGGGGACCCCATGAACATTGACACCTTCGGTGTGTACGTCCGGGCGGAGCTTGACCACTGGGGCCGCGAGTTCGCCCTGCACCGAGATTGCGAGTACCTGGGCCACCAGTCCAAGAATTTGCTTGCGGTGCTGATCGAGCACCAGGGCGAGATGCCTGGCCGCGTTCAGGGGTTCAAGCCGCTGGAGACGGATATGCGCGCCCAGAAGATCGAAGACATCGTGGCGCACATAGCCCGAACCAACGTGGATATGGCTGTGGTGCTGCGAGCCTATTTTTGCGGGATGGGGCGGAAGAAGGTTGAGCGCTGGGAGACATGCAACCTGCTGCTTGCCAACATGAAGGCTAGGGTCATGACCCAGCGGGCCTACTTGGAAATGGCCAGGCGCGGTGAAGACCGTGTGAGGGGATTGTTGGAAGGTGTGATCATGCAATCCGCCGCTTGACAGGTGTCTCCTGTAAAGCTAAATTTCAGGCACTATGACATAGAAGCCTCCGGACCCCGGGGGCTTTCTTTTTGCCCGGAGGAAACCCGTGTCTGCCCTTGCCTATGCCGTCTCACTCGTGAAGAAGTGGGAAGGCTGCCGGCTTGAGGCGTACCCGGACCCCGGATCGGGCGGTGACCCTTGGACGATCGGTTACGGCGCTACCGGCCCAGGCATCAAGAAGGGCGTCCGATGGACGCAGGCGCAGGCGGACGACCGTCTGGCGCTGGACGTGGACCGATTCCTGAAAGGCGTCCGGTCGGTGCTGAAGAGGCCGGCGACTGACGCCCAGCTCGGGGCCATGACCAGCTTGGCCTACAACATCGGGGCCAGCGCATTTGCCAAATCCACGTTGCTGCGGAAGTTCAACGCAGGCGACATCGGCGCCGCCGCGGCTGAGTTCCTCCGCTGGAACCGGGCAGGCGGGAAGGTCATGAAGGGTCTAGCCAACCGCCGGGCAGACGAGCTGGAGGTATTCCAGTCATGACCTGGTGGACCTTTGTAGCCCCGTTGATTGCTGGACTCGCCTTGTTCTACGTGCAACGTATTGCTGCCCGTGCTGACAAGGAAACCGAGAAGGCAGAAGTCCGGCACAAAGAACTGGAAAAGCGCGTCGCGTCGCTTGAGATGAAGGTGGCTGCAGAAATGCCCACCCGAGAGGACATGAAGGACCAAACCCGCCGAATCGAGGCCATCGCCGCCACACTTACTGAGGTGCGCGACATGGTCCTGCGCAGAGAAGCTCGAGACGGGAAAGTCTGATGACCCAGCAATTGGACGGAATCGAACGGGACTTAAGTCAGATAGTTGCCGCACTGAAGAACCGCGAGGAACAACCGGGCCACAGCAGTACCAACACCATCCGCATCGAGGGCGCCGGGTCCATCTGGAACGGCATCGCCATCGGGATTGCGCTTGGGGCTGTGGCCGTTGGCACCGTCTGGACGGCCAGCAAGATGCAGCAAATGGACATCCAAAGCCAGCAGGCAGAGGCCTACCAAAAGGCCGTCTACATGCTGGCTCCGCGCTTCGCTGAAGAAGTCGACAAAGAGCTGGACCGTCAGAAGGAGCGAGACAAGAAATGAGTAGCCCGACCCCGATCATCACCAAGCCGCCGAAGATCAACCGCGCCAGCCTGCTTCCGCAGGGCCTGATGCCGATCCGCGACACCATAAGGCACTGGACCACGTGGCTGTGGACTGCCCTTGCCGCTATCCCAGACCTGTTGTTCTCCGCCGCCATGTGGGCGTGGCATCTACTGATCGCCAGCCCCGAAGGCCTCTACGCCGCAGCCTCATCGGCGGGGATGCTGAGTGACGCGGCAATGCCCGAGCCCGTGACAGCTTTCATTCGCGTGTTTGCGCTGTTCGGCCTGATCGCCAAGTTCGTCAGCCAGCGGAAGCCGGGGGCCTGACATGCACGATCACGCCATCGCGATCCTGACCATGAATGCGGAGGCCGCAGAGCACAACGCGTCGATCTGGGAGAAGGAGAACGATCCCGAGCAGGCCGCGCTGTCCCGCGAGACGGCCAAGAGCTGTCGGGCCGCAATCGAGATCCTGAAGGGCTGACATGTCCATCCTGTCCCGCGCCCTCATCGTGGTGATCGCCGCTTTGGCGCTGCTCGCCATCTGGCAGCGCGGCTCAGTGGCCAACGCCAAGAGGGAGCGGGACAACGCGGTGACGGCCAGGGCGTCGGCCGAAGTCGAGCGCGACAACGCCAAGGCCATCACCGCCATCGAGCGGCAGCGGGTCAAGCGGGCCGAGGCAGTCGCTACCCAATACGAGCAGGAGAAGGCAGATGCTGAATCGAAAGGCCTGGCTGTCGCTGACGGCCTGCGTGCTGGCAATCTCCGGCTGCAACAGCGCTGGCAAGGTTGTGAGGCCAGCCGAGTGTCCGATCTTGGCGCCGGTATCGCCCAGTCTGATGCAGGAGCCGACGACCGAAGCAGCAGTGCGGGCCGAATTGTTCGCGCCGCTGCCCAGTGCGACGCCCAAGTCCGCGGACTCCAGGCTCAAGTGAGGGCGGATCGTGAGTGACATGGGCCGCGCCACCCGGAACATCGTTTCGGGCTACCAGCGGGACCGGATCTTCCGCGCCAGCCTGATGGCCAGCGAGTCCCGTCAGCTGGTGACCGACTTCAATGGTGTGATCCCCAAGGGCCGCACCATCGCCCGAGCAACCTGGCAAAGCTGGGAGACGATCACCGCTGCCATGTCGGAGCCGGCCATCGACGGCACTTCGGTTGAGGTGCGCATCACTGCCCAGTACAGCGGTCGGGCCAGGATCCGGGTGGACGTGGAGCTGGACAATGGCGACGTGTATTCGGCCTGGCACATCGTCCGGGTGATGCCCGCGCCGTACTTCGAGAACCAGGGCTGGGTTACTGGCCCGCGCAAGCTGGTGGCCACGCCGCCGGTAGTGGAGCCGACCTGATGAAAGCCAAGAAGCTGAAAGGCACTGTGGTTCGTATCTGGGAAGAAGAAGACCACAAGGACGGCAACGCTTACGTCATTGGCAGCCTGAATGTTAAGGGCAAAGGGACCTGCTACTCCCGTCATCTACGAGGCGATAAGGGGTCCGACGAAGCGGCGTTGGCTGAGGCGCGCATCCGCAACGACATGCTGGCATTTGCTCAAGCTCAGGGGTGGGTGTGATGGCTGGCGGGCGCCCGACCGACTACAACGAGAAGGTCGCTGACCTGATCTGCGAGCGGTTGGCCGACGGCGAGTCTCTGCGGTCCATCTGCGCTGATGAGGCAATGCCTAGCAAGGCTGCGGTGTTTCGCTGGCTGGGCAAGCACAAGGAATTCAGTGACCAATACGCGCGTGCCCGCGAAGAGCAGGCAGAGTCGTTCGCCGACGAAATGGTGGCCATCTCCGACGAACGTGAGACGAAGATCGTAATGGCAGGAGAGGATGAAGCGGTCGTCGTCTTTGACGCCACGGCCGTCGCCCGCAACCGCCTGCGCATTGACGCCCGGAAGTGGGTTGCGTCCAAGCTGAAGCCCAAGAAGTACGGGGACCGCATGGATAGCACAGTGACCAACGTTACCTTGACGCACGAGCAGTGGCTGGCCTCGCTTGAAGACTGAGGAGCTGGCCACCCGCAAGCGGCTGCGGGATGACCTGGAGTTCTATTCCAAGAACTGCATGCTGATCCGCAGCAAGTCAGGGAGCGTCCAACCGCTGCGGTTCAACAAGGCCCAGCAGTACATCCACAAGAGGCTGGAGGATCAGAAGCGGCGAACTGGCAAGGTGCGCGCTCTGATCCTGAAGGGTCGGCAGCAGGGTTGTTCGACCTACGTTTCTGCCAGGTATTACCACGCAGCTTCATGGCGGAAGGGCATCCGCACTTTCATCCTGACCCACGAGGATGCTGCGACGCAGAACCTGTTCGAGATGGTGAACAGGTATCACGAGAATTGCCCGGAGTTCGTCAGGCCCAGCACTGGAGCGGCGAACGCCAAGGAGCTGCTGTTCGATGTGCTGGACAGCGGCTACAAGGTCGGCACCGCCGGCACCAAGGGTGTAGGTCGGTCAAGCACCGTCCAGTTGTTCCACGGGTCTGAGGTCGCGTTCTGGAAGAATGCCGAGACGCACGCAGCCGGTGTGCTGCAGGCAGTCCCGAACGAGGACGGTACTGAGGTCATCCTTGAGTCCACAGCCAACGGCATTGGCAACTTCTACCACCAGAATTGGCTGGCAGCGGAGCGCGGCGATGGTGATTTTATCGCGATCTTCGTTCCGTGGTTCTGGCAGGAGGAATACCGGCGCGATGTGCCGGTCGGATTCGACCTAACCGAGGAAGAGCGCACCTACGCTGAGCTGTATGGCCTGGACAACGGCCAGATGGCTTGGCGTCGCAACAAGATCAGCGAGTTGAAAGACCCTGCTCTGTTCAAACAGGAATACCCGGCCACCGCGGCTGAGGCCTTCCAGATGTCCGGTCACGACAGCTTCATCAAGCCGGAACTTGTCGCCCAGGCGCGAAAGAACGTACGAGAAGAGTCAGGCCCGCTGGTCATGGGCTTTGACCCTGCGCGGTTCGGGGATGACGGTTCGGCTCTCGCTCGCCGCCGCGGTCGCAAGGTCATCAAGGTGGAGCGGCGCAACAAGCTGACCACTATGGAAGGTGCCGGCTGGATTAAGCAGGTGATCGATACCGAGAGCCCCACGCGCGTATTCATCGACGTGGGCGGCCTAGGCGTAGGTATCTACGACCGCCTGGTCGAGATGGGCTATGGCGAGATCGTCAAGCCGGTCAACTTTGGTGGCGCGCCCCTTGAACCGCCAAAGATCGGCGAAGACGGCAAAGAGATTGGCGGAGGCCCGGTGAATCGGCGCGCTGAAATCTGGATGGCGTCCCGCGACTGGCTGGCTCAAGAGGGCGGGGCGGACATCCCTGATATCGACTCCCTCCAGGGCGATGCCTGCGGCCCTGGCTACAAATACGACAGCAACTCGCGCGTCCTTCTGGAAAGCAAGGAGGCGATGAGAGCGCGTGGTGTCCCAAGCCCGGATGAATGGGATTCCGTGGCGCTGACCTTCGCCGAACCGGTTCCAGTATCGGAGCCGAAACCGATCAACTTCAGGAGCGCCTGGTAAATGCAAGTCGAAGACGACCTGAAGGCGCCCACGACCGCCGAGGACAAGTACAAGCAGATGCGCTCGCGCTTCGCTGACTGCGAGTCGGCGGAATCCACGCTGCGCATGAGGGCGCTGGACGACTTCAGGTTCATCTGGGTCGCCGGCAGCCAGTGGGACAGCAACTTCGGGCGCCTGCGCGGCAGTCGGCCCAAGTACGAGTTCAACAAGCTGCGGGTGTCGGTGAAGCAGGTCATCAACGACATGCGCATGAACACCCCGTCGATCAAGATCCGGGCCAGCGAGGACGGCGACGTCAAGCTGGCCGAGATCAGGCAGGGTCTGATCCGCAACATCGAGGCGCAGTCCCGTGCTGATGAGGCCTACGATTGGGGCGGCCTGTACGCAGTGAGCTGCGGGTTCGGCGTGTGGCGGGTGAAGACCGGCTACACCGCGGACGACACCTTCGACCAGGAAATCATCATCGAGCGGGTGCACAACCCCTTCGCTGTGCGCTTCGATCCTTCGGCCACCAAGCTGGACCGATCGGATGCCCGCTTCGCCTTTGTGGAGGACTCACTGCCTCGCGCCGAGTTCCATGCTCGCTGGCCCAAGGCCGAGATTGTGTCGTTCGATTCGACCATGACCAGCGACTGTCGGTCCTGGTATCAGGACAAGGCCATCCGATTCGCGGAGTACTGGCAGAAGGTTCCAGTTACCAAGGAGATCCTTCTGCTGTCCGATGGCCGCGTAGTAGATGCCAGCGAGTTCGACGAGGAGGCTGCTGCCAACCCGGCGATGGACGCGACGGGCCAACCGATGGTTGAGCCAGTTCTTGTGAAAAGCCGCCGACAGGTGGAGACTCACAAGATCACGATGGAAATCGTAAGCGGTGAAGAGACGCTGGAAGGTCCATTCGATTGGCCTGGGAAGTACATCCCTCTGGTTCCTGTGTGGGGCGATATCGTCCACGTGGATGGCCGGGACGAATGGTATGGAATGGCGCGGATGTCCCGCGACGCCCAAGTGCTATACAACTTCGAGCGCTCCAACTTCGCCGAGGTCATCGCCAATCAGCCGAATTCGCCGTACATGTACACTCCGGCGCAGATTGCTGGCTTTGAGCGGGAGTGGCGTAACCTAGCTATCGACAACGCTCCTGGCCTGCCATACAACCCGGACCCGAAGGCGCCGGGGATCATGCCCCAGCGGTCTCCGCCGCCGCAGATGTCGCCGGGCTACATGGCCGCGCTGCAGCTGTCCTCCGATGACCTGAAGGCCACCACCGGCATATTCGACGCTGGCCTTGGCGCGCGCAGCAATGAGACGAGCGGCAAGGCGATCTTGGCCCGGCAGCGTGAGGGCGATGTCGCCAACTACGACTACCAGGACAACATCACCCGGGCAATCCTCTTCACTGGGATCATCGTCAACGACCTGATTCCCCATATCTACGACAGCGAGCGGCAGATCCGTATCTTGGGCGAGGATGGGGCCGAAGAGTTTCTGTCGATCAACAAGCCGACATGGGACGAAGACCAAGACAAGTGGATAACAGTAAATGACCTGCGCCAAGGCAAGTACGACGTAAGCATCACCACTGGGCCGAGCTACACGACCCAGCGCATGGAGACGCTGGACGCGATGATGCAGCTGGCGCAAGGCAATGGCCCTGACGCGATGCTGGCTCGCTACGGCGCTCTGAAGGCAATGGATACTCCTGGCATGCAGGAGGTGCTGGACGCCTACCGTGCGCTGCTGGTTGCCCAGAACCTACTGCCTGCAGGTGAAAACGATCAGGCACCGGCGCCAACGCCGCCAAACCCCAAGGACGTGGCTGACGCCGAGAAGGGATCAGCACAGGCCGCGCTCTATGGCGCTCAGGCCGAGGGCCAGCAGCTGGAGAACATCGAAATGCAGCAGCGGCTGGAGGCCCGGCAAACCTTGCTGGGAATGCCTCCACCGATGCAGATGCAACCCGCCCCCGAACAGCCGCCGCAAGGCGGTTTTTTTATGGGCGCTGATCAGGGCATGAGCCCACCCGTACCGGGCGGTAACCCGGGCTATCCGATCTGAGATCGCACACATGAACGAAAGCCTGCAAGCAGCCATCGCCGCCGTCGAGGCGTCCAATCCAACCCCGGCTGCAGATGCGTTGCCGAATGCGGGCGGATCAGCAACTGAATCACCTGCCGATGAGCAGGGCAATGATGCCGCAACCGGTGAAGAAGGCCATCAGGCCGACCAGCCGGATGATTCCGGAGACTCGGCAGCTTCGGACGGGGAAGGTGCACCCGCGCAACGTCAGAACAAAGGCGTTGGGAAGCGCATCAATGAGCTGACGAGGGAGAAGTACGAGGCAATCCGTAGAGCGGAGGCCGCAGAGCAGCGTGCCAATGAGCTGGAGAAGAAGAGCCAGCAGGGCGCTGCGAGAGGCGCTGCGGAAGGAAAGCCTAAGCTCGAAGACTTCGATTTCGACCACGATCAATACGTCGATGCACTTACCGATTGGCGTCTGAATCAGAAACTGGCCGAACGCGAGACGATCGAGCATCAGCGGCAGCAGCAGAGTCAGGAGCAGGAGCGAGCACAGCAGTTCCATAGCCGGCTGTCGGCATATCAGGCCGCCAATCCGGGCAAGTGGGAGGCCGCCACACAGGCGCCAGTCAATTTCACGCCCTCCATGTTGGAAGTGATCGCCACCAGTGATATCGGCCCGCAGATCGCGGTCTATCTCACCGAGAACCTGGACCGAGCGGACGAGATTTCGCGCATGACGCCATTCGCAGCCGCAGCGGCACTCGGCCGGCTGGAAGCGTCTATGGGCGCAGCAAAGTCCATCGCTACTCCCCCCAAGCCCACATCCGTCACGAAAGCACCGCCCCCCCCTTCGACCGTTGGCGGCGGCTCTGTCGTACGCAAGGACCTTGCGTCGATGGACGTTGCCGATCATCTCGAAGCCGTGCGGGCCAAACGAAACCGATAACCGGAGAGAACCCTAATGGCTGGCAATCAGCTCCTCACCAGTTCCATCATCGTCAAGCGCGCCCTCGCAGTCCTGTCTGAGAAGATCCAGGTACTGAAGATGGTGAACCGTCAGTACGACACCCCGTTCGGCTACAAGGGCGGTGCCAAGGTCGGCGACCAGGTGTCCGTGCGTGTCCCGCAGCGTGGCGTGGTCCGTAAAGGTCGCATCATGGACCTGCAGCCGCAGATCGATAAGACCATCCCGGTCAAGGTCGACCAGTACTACGGCATGGACACCGGCGCGACCTCGGCCGAAATGGCCCTGCAGATCGATGACTTCCAAGAGCAGTTCATCGATCCCAAGATCGGCGATCTCCTGGCAAACGTCGAAGCCGACTTCATCAACAAGGTGACGCCGCTGGTCCCGGGTGCCGTCGGCGACTATGGTGCGTTCGATGATGCCCGAACCGCTCTTGCGGCGAAGGCATATCTGGACAGCCAGCTCGCGCCGAGCAACGACCGCAACCTTCTGATCAACACCTATTCCCAGATCGACATCGTGGACAGCCTGAAGGGGCTCTACAACGCCCAGGAGAAGGTCGGCCGGCAGTACCGAGAGGGCGAGATGGCCAGCAACACGCTGGGCTTCGACTGGTACTCGTCCAACCTGACCAGCACGATCACCCGCGGCTCTGGCGCTGGCTACCTGGTCAATGGTGCGGGCCAGTCCGGCAGCACGCTGGTGGTGGACACCGGCACCGGCATCGTCAACCCGGGCGACACCTTCACCATCGCGGGCGTGTTCGACGTGCACCCGCAGACCAAGAAGACGATGGCCGGCCAGCTGAAGAAGTTCACCGTCACCGTCGCTTCGGCTTCGGGTGCGACCGCGCTGCAGATCACCCCGGAAATCGTGGTGACCGGGTCCGAGCAGAACGTGTCGAACGCCCCGGCTGACAACGCGGCGATCACCATCGGCGGCGTGGCCGGCACCAACTACGTGCAGAACCTGGCCTTCTCGAAGGACGCGTTCTACTTCGTGACTGCGGACCTGCCGACGCCGCCGGCCAACCACGGCGTGGACTCGGCGCAGGCCACCCACCAGGGCATCACCCTGCGCTTCACCCAGGGCTTCGATATCGTGAACGACATGTACCTGTCGCGCTTCGACCTGGTGTGGGGTGGCGGCATCCTGCGCCCCGAGCTGGCCGTTCGCATCCCCGCCACCGTCACCGGCATCTAAGGAGATACCGCAATGGCACAACTCGCAATCGAAACCCAGAACAGCCTGTTCGCCGCGGCGCCGGGCACCTCCGATGGCGCTGTCCTGGGCAAGGACAACACCGAGAAGGTTGGCTTCTTCGGCACCACGCCGATTGCTCAGCCGACCATCACCGTGGCCAATTCCGCGGCCGGCACCGCCGGTGCTGTGCTGGTGGCCTTGGGCCTCGCCCGTCAGATCCCGTAAGGAGGGACCAGCATGGCTACCGAAAAGAAGCACGCGTTGTACCTGGTCGACAAGGACGGCGACCGCATCGAGCTGGTCCACGCCGATGACGTGGATGACCGCAAGGCCGATGGCTGGAAGGAGCCGGAAGGCATGAAGGCCAACGGCGAGCAGTGGAACGCCGAGCGCGATCTGCCGGGGCAGGACATGGCTGCCGATATCGCCAAGCAGACCGCCGCCGCCGACGCCAAAGAAGCGGCTCAGGAGCAGAAGGAGGCCAAGGCGTCCGAGGCTCCCAAGGCGACCGGCAAGAAGTAATCCAGCAGTTCCGTCAGTGAAAGGGGCGTCCTTCGTGGGCGCCCCTTCTTTTTGGAGTCCCCGATGACTACCGCAGCACAAATCGTTGGTCGGGCACTCCGCCTGCTTCGCGTTGTGGATCCGAGCGAGGCCCCCGAGGCCGAGGACTTCGAGACGGCGCGCGTGGCTCTGAATTCGATGCTCCGGCGCTGGGAGGCCAATGGCCTTGCGCTGGGCTGGCAGGACGTGCAGAACCCTGCCGATGAGTTGGCTATCCCTGCCGAGGCTGACCAAGCCGTGGCCTTCAACCTGGCTGTGATGCTGCGCGCTGAGTACGGCGTCACGCTGGACCCGGACGTGTTCAGTATGGCCACCGATGGCCTGGCCGACCTGCGCCGAGACATGCTCGTGGCAAACCCGCTGGTGCTTGTGCCGCGCATGCCGCGCACCGGGCGTTACAACATCTACACCGACAGCTGCGACGGCTACGAGGGCTACTGATGCGCGCCCAGCCCGTAGACCTGATCGGCGGCTACTACGCCGACGACACGCTGCCGTGGTCCAGCCAAGACACGGTGAACTGGCTGCCGGTAATGGCAGAGGTTGCGGGGACTCGCACGCCGAAGTACCTCAAGACCCCGCCAGGCTTGAAGCCGTACCAGAACATCGGCACTGGTCCGATCCGTGGGATGCACGACCTCGAAGGGGCGCGCTTCATCGTCTCTGGGCGTTACCTGTTCCGGATCAGCAATACCGGTGTCGGCATCCCCATCGGGATCATTCCTGGCGTTGGCCGCGTCTCGATGACGCACAACCAGTTCAAGACCGGCTATCAGCTCCTCGTGGAGAACGGGCAGGGCGGTGGCGGGTATGTCTACGACTCGACCACGCAGACGTTCGGGCGCATCACCGACCCTGGCTATCCGGGCTCGATTTCCTCGGACTACCTAGATTCCTACACGCTTGGGGTCGAGCCGCAGGGCCGGTTCTGGTTCCATTCGAACTTGGCCGATGCGACCGACTACAACGCGCTCGATCGCTATGAGGCCGAGGCGTCGCCTGACAAGATCGTTGGTCTGGGCGCCAGCCAGTTTGAAGTGGTGGTGTTCGGCCAGCGAACTACCGAGTTCTTCTACAACGTTGGCACGGCTACTGGCACGTTCCAGAATCGCCGTCAGACAATCACGCGTGGCTGCGCATCGCGCCATAGCATTGCCAAGCTGGACAACACCCTGTTCTGGCTGGGCGACGACGGGATCGTTTACCGGCTCAATGGCTACTCGGCGCTGCCGGTTTCCACCGCGCGTTCGCTGGCCTGAACTGGGCCGAGGCGTTCGCTTACGTCTGGGAGGACCGCGGATTCAAGGTCTACTATTTGACCTTCCCTGACGGCTACACCTGGGCATATGACGTGGTTTCTGGTCTTTGGACCCGAAGCCAGTCGTTCGGCCTCAAGCGCAGGCGTCTGACCCACACGGTCAAATGGGGCAACCAGTGGTTCGGCGGTGACTTCCAGGATGGCCGGATCTGGGAGCTGGACTGGGACTACCTGCTGGAAGGTGATGAGGAGTTCATCTCCGAGCGCACCTCGCCGGTGCTGCACGACAATCAATCCAGCATCGTCATCCCGTCGGCTGAGCTGGTGTTCGATACCGGCCAGGGGCCGATGACCGAGGCGATTCCGTTCCCTGTACAGCCGACCCCGCCTGAAATCACCAACAACGCTCCGGATGGAGACAATGGCCAAGCATGGCCGGCCTTTGCATACACAGTTGCAGGCGGTAACCCGCCTTTCTCTTTCTCGCTAATTTCTGGGTCGCTCCCCCCGGGCATCGGCCCACTGAGTCCGACGGGGGTTATTCAAGGCGGTACTCCTAACGTATCTGGGTCCTACAGCTTCACGGTTAGGGTCACTGACTCCGAGCAGCTGTGGGACGAAGTTTCGGACTCCATCACCATAGCGAACCCCTGGTATGCGGCCGGCGTCCTCGGGACTTCTGGGACGGGGCGTTATGCATACGGCCAGGCCGGTGGGGCCAATTGGAACAACCCCATCCGCTTCACTGGCGTTGGCACGGATGGTGAGTACGCCATTGCAATCGCCATGGGCAGCAAACTAGTGCTAATTCCTTCCAGCGGCACTGCCGCAGCCTACACGGCAAATTCGGGAGGGAATTGGTCACAGGTGAACATCGTCACGGCTCAGTCAAGGAACTGCGCGGTCGTGGATCGCGACACCTTCCTGATCGGCTGCAATGGCGGGATCATCCTCCGTTCTGCTGATGGGGTCACTTACTCCGCCGTGACTGTTGTAGGCACTGGTCCGCGGAATTTCTTGGGGATCGCCTCTAATGGGACCACCGCGATTGCAGTATCTGATCGCGCTACGTTGTCCACCGACAAGGGCCTGACATGGTCCCCTGTTGGCACAAACTATGTGGTCGCTAACGGCGTAGTGATGTCCTGCATCGCAACCAGCGGCCCGCTGTTCCTTTCGGCCGGGCAGAACAACCGCATGGCCACATCGCCTAATGGGACCACCTGGACTGAAGTTGTTTCGCCGTTTGCAGGATCCTCGAACATCATGGTCGCTGCCTACACGGGGGGCGTATGGGTTGTTGCCAACGGCTTAGGCCAAATTGCGTATGGATCGGCGCCAAACAGCATGACCGTTTCAGCTTCGACCTTGGCCGGTGGTGCGCGCAGCATCCACGCGCAAGACGGCAGATTCGTGCTTGGTAGCGCGACAGGCGTAATGATGTCGTCCACTGACGGAGCGACATGGTCTGTCCTTACGGAGCCTTTCACCGGGTCCGTAGCATCGATAACGGCGAGCCCATGAACGACACCGACCACTTCGTAGAAGTCAGCTACAGCAAGGACGGCGGCCACAACTGGTCGAACAAGAAGCGCCGGTCTATCGGCAAGGTCGGCCAGTACGAGCAGCGCGTGAAGCTGGTGCGTATGGGGCGTGGCCGGCAGTGGATGTTCAAGATCACCGTTTCATCGCCGCGCAAGCGTGATCTCCTCGGCGGTGTGCTGACTGTTGAGCCGATGGACGACTGATGTTGATCGCCACGGACCCTGCCTACTTGGAGGGCGTGGCGAACCACCCTGACGTGTTTCATCGGGTCTCGGTTCGGGGCCAGTCTCGTATTGATCTGTCGTCCATCTGGGCGCGCTGTGTGGCCTGCCAGTTTGAAGGGGGCGGATTCGTCTTCCTCCCCAATGGGGATGGCGTCTGGGAAGGCCACGTGCTCTTTCTGCGCCACTCCAAGAACGTCCATGCCGCCGGCATTGAGGCGTTCGGCTACCTCTTTGACCACCAAGGCGCGCGGGCTGTCGTCGCCCATTTGCCTGATGACGTTCCAGCCGCTCGTCGGCTGGCTATCCGGATCGGGTTCCAGTTTCAGAGCAACACCCCCTCATTTCCTCGGCACCTCGGCGATGTGCCGGCGCGCCTGTATGTCTTGACCAAAGAGAGGTTCCAAAATGTCAATCGGTAGCGCAATCGGCGGCGCAATTGGTCTCGGCAATGCGCTGATCGGCAACTCTGCCGAGAAGAAGGCAGCGCGGGCTGCTCAGAAGGCGGCGGATGAGAACAACGCTCGTCAGCAGATGGTTTACAACAACGCCCGCAACGACTTGGGCGGCTACCTGTCTACTGGCCAGAATGCCCTGACGGGCCTCAACGCGCTGGCCGGCGGCGACTACAGCGGGTTCCAGAACAGCCCTGACTACCAGTTCGCGCTGAGCCAGGGTCTGCAGGGCGTCGATCGGTCCGCCGCGGCACGGGGCGCGCTTTACTCGGGTGGTCAGCAGGCAGACCTGAACGATTATGCGCAGGGCATGGCCTCCCAGAACCTGGGCAACTACCGCAACAACCTGCTCTCGCTGGCCGGCATGGGCCAGAACGCTGCTGGCACGATCGCAGGCGTGGGCCAGAACACCGCGAACGCTCAGGGTCAGAACACCTGGGGTGCGGCCAATGCTCAGGGCAACTCGGCCATGAACCAGGCCGGCAACTGGAACCAGCTTCTGGCTGGCATCGGCGGGGAAGCCAACAAGGCATGGCAGGGGCGGCAGTCGTCGTTCGGTGGGAACAGCCTACTGGGCAAACAGGCCAGCACTGGCGCCGGAAGCTCGTACAACTTCGGCAACAACATCAACAATCTGGCCAACTGGGGGCGCGCGTAATGGCAAACCAACTTGCAGGTTTTGGCCCTCTCGCCGCAATGGGGTATGTCCAGCAGCAGGGCGATATCGGGCGCCAGCGCGGGCAGCAGGAGCGCATCAACATGCTGGCCGGTCAGTCGTACAGCGCGACCACCCCGGAACAGCAGTCTTCTCTGCTGAGCCAGTTGGCTCAGGTCGACCCGCAGGCCGCGCAGGACCAGCAGCAGCAGTTCCAGAGCCAGGAAGACCGCAGCCGCAAAGAGCTGTACGGCATGGCGCAGGGCTGGAAGAAGGTTCCGCAGCAGTACCGCCAGGGGTACTACGAGAAGTACCTTTCGCCTCGGTTGGCTGCAATGGGTATGGGCGAACAGCCGGCCTACGATGAGGCCACCATCAATGGTGCCGCCGACCAGATCATCGCTGCGTTCGGGCAGCCGATGGTAGGAAGGAATGAGAACAAGGTGGTTGGTGGAGCACTCGTGGATCCGAACGGAAATGTGATCTACGAATCGCCGGCAAATGGGCAGATCGTTAATGTCCCCGCTGGCAACAATGACACGCAGCAGATGATCTTCGATCCAAGGACGCGCCAGCTTTCACCGCTGCCTAGTGTGGGCGGAGGGGCGCTTGGTGCGGCGGCATCACCAGCCGCCACTGTTTTTCGTGATCAGAACGGCGAAATCATCGATATGTCAAAGGTCACTGAGCCTGGGCTGCGCGAGTCGATCATGCAGAACCCAGAGCAGTGGGGCCTTGTGCCGGATGGAGGAAGCGTGCAGCTTCCTGATCGAAATGTCGCTCAGTTTTCCCCGCCAGCGCAGAGGCTCGGTTACACGCCGCCGAAGCGGGAGGCTAGCTTCGTCACGCTCAGTCCGGAGGAGGTTGCGGCGATTGGGCTGCCGGTGGGCACGATTGCACAGCGCAACCCGAACGGTCAGGTGAGCATCGTCAATAAACCCCGAGATCTGCCGACTGGCGGTCAGGTCATCGACAACGGCGACGGCACCACGACCTATATTCCTGCCGGCAAGATCAGTGAAGGCGAGCGCAACGCCAGCGGGTTCTATCAGCGTATGGTTTCAGCCAATGACGAGATGCGGCGTCTGGAAGAATCTGGGTACGACCCCACCAATCGGCGTGACTACTACACGGCTGGCGGCGAGTTCCTGAACCCGCTTGCGACTCCTGAAGGCCAGCAGTATCGGCAGGCTCAGGACAATTGGCTGCGCGCTAACCTGCGCAAGGAGTCTGGTGCGGCGATCGGCGTGGCCGAGATGGACCAAGAGCGCAAGAACTACTTCCCCATCCCTGGCGATTCTCCGCAAGTGATTCAGCAGAAGATGCGGAACCGAACCGTGACTGAGCGTGCGATGCGTTCTGCGGCCGGTGGCGGACTTCCCCCAGTAGATGGGTCGTCAGCTGGGCGAGGCAACACAGTTCAACGCGAGCGTTCCAACACAGCGCCCCCCCGCGCTCAGCAGGGCGTCGATTTCAGCAACCTCTGGAACTGATCATGGCCAAGAAGTGGTCCGAAGTAACCCAGTCCGAGGCCTTCTTGGCCCTCCCGCCCGAGCAGAAGGAGGCAGCCCGAAACCAGTACTTCGACCAGGTTGTCGCGCCCCAGATCGGCGATCAAGACCAGATCCAGATGGCGCGCCAGCAGTTCGACGCACAGACGAGGATCACCGATCTCCCGTCGATCAGCGCGGTGATCCCCGACGAGCTGCGCTCTGCTGCCCAGTCGGCACAGCAGAAGATGGTCGTTCCGACCGGTGCCGATGAGATGAGCGGCTTCGATCGCTTCCGCGCCGGCGTCGGCAAGTCGCTCGTGGATACGGCCCAAGGCCTCGTGCAGGCAACCGTCGATCAGGGAACGCGAGTGACGGGGGTTGGAGACCTGATCGCGGACAGTGGGATCGGCGGCGAGCGGTTCAGTGCCGGCGTGCGTCGCGCCAACGAGATGTGGCGTGCCCCGCAGAACTACCTGAGGCAGAAGGTGGCGGAGCGCCGGGCGCTGGATAAGGGGCTGACTGACACGGGCGCTGGCATGGCCGGGAACGTGCTTGGCACGATCGCCCAGGTCCTCGGCCCGGGCGTCGCTGCGCGCGGTACGGCCTCGGCGAGCGCGCTTCTCCCGACTACCGTTCGCGGCAATGCGCTGCAGGGCGCCTTGATCGGTTACACCCAGCCCGTCGTGGACAGCGGGGAGCGGAACGTCAACGCACTGGCCGGCGGTGCACTGGGCGGCGGCGTGGCTGGCTTGGCGAATCTGGCAGGCGGCGCTGTTCGAGTGGGGCGGAATCTCTTGTCTCAGACCGGTCTTTCCGCTGGAGATCGCCGAGCTGCAGAGCTTCTTGCGCGTGAGGCGACCAACCCGAACATGCTGACCATCCAGCAGTCAGCCGTTCCGGGAGTCCAGCGGACTTTGGGCGAGGCAAGTGGAGATCCTGGTCTGATGGCGCTTGAGAACGCCATGCGTGCGCAGCAGCGCGGTATGTTCGAGCCTATTGACCTGCGAAACAATGCCGCTCGGGTTTCTCAGTTGCAGAAGATCGCCGGCAGCGATGGGGACATGGCAGCCGCAGAGGCTGCCCGCGGAGCCGTAGTTGACACTCGGCTGGCGCAGTCCGTGCAGGAAGGTCAGTCCTACGAGCAGAGCCTCAGGGCGGCGCAGCAGGCAGAACGCAAGTCCGCCTTGGATGCTGCGGAGATCGCAAACGCGGAGAACCGCCGGTTGGAGTCATTGCGCCTGCCTGGGCGCGTCCCCGTGCCCGAGGTTCCTTCTGGCGAAGCTCAGGTCTCTGAGGGGCTGCAGAATCTTCGTGGAATGGTCTCCAAGATGCAGGCTGAAACCGCTGCCCGGCCCAGTGTTCAGTCGGCCGTCAATGACGTTGGTCGGGCGCTGCGGGCCGCCGATGAATCCGTGGGGTCGCTGTATCAGGTGAGGCAGTACGTGGGAGACCTGCTGCAGGGCAAGGCGGGGGCCGACAAGAGCTATGCCCGAGCAGCATCTCGTGAACTGATGCAGATCCGTGACGCTCTTGATTCGGAACTCGCCGCTCGTGCGCCGAGTTTCCCTGAGTATCTGTCGGCCTACAGGAAGGCATCAAAGCCCATCAATCGGATGGATATGGGAAGGGAAATTCTCAATAGGGCGACAGGGTCAGTCGATGATGCCCTCGGGAATCCTGTCCTGACCCCAGACAAGTTTGGTAGAGCGACGGCAGACCTTGACGCCATCGCCTACAAAGCGACCGAGTTCAAAAAGGCAAAGGCTTCAGACATCCTGACTCCTGAGGATTTCAGAACACTTCGGGCGATCCAAGACGATTTGCAGCGGATCGCAACGCGAGCCAAGTCGGCTACGCCTGGCAGCCAAACTGCTGAGAGATTCGGGATCGGGGAGAGGATTGCGAAGAAGTCGCTGGTGTCTAAGCTCGACTGGATTGGCCCGCTCTTCGAGCACTTCGAGTCGGCCGCCAACCAGCGCCTGAGCGAGCGACTGGCCTACCTCATGGCGAATCCGGCAGAGGCGCAGCGGGTGATGCAGGCACTTCCTAAGCCGGAGCGCGAGGTGGTCCGCAAGACCTTGGGCCAGTTGGCCTACGCCTCTGGCCGGTCCGCAACTCCCGCGTCAGATTAGTACCGCTCGCGAGTCAGGATTTCCTTCCACTTCCCCTCAGGAAGCAGGCTCCCGATCCACGTAGACCCCTTGATCGCGAGCAGCCAGTAGCCAAAGGCGATGACGGGGGTGAAGACGATTTTCAGGCCAATCGCATAGAGCCAGGTCATATCCGGTCTCGGGGTCTCGGGATGCCCGAATCCTACCACCGGAAATTCAAGGCCGCCTTATCCACAGCCCGCCACGTGCGGGTTTCTTTTTGCCCGGAGACATCCATGAGCTACAGGTACTACGACCCCGCACCGGTCAATTTCACCCTTCTGGGTATCGAGCCGGCAGCAGGCGGCAGCCTGGCATTCTTCGAGATAGGGGTCACCACACCCAAGAACACGTGGAGCGATCCCGGCCTGACCATCCTGAACACCAATCCTGTTCAGCTCGATAGCTCCGGGCGCGCCAACACGAACATCTGGCTGCAGGGCTCCTATTCGGTTCGGCTGCTCGACTCGTCGGGGGCAGTGATCTGGACCCGCGATGTCAACGATGGCGTGGCCGCCGGCCTGGTCATCCCGACGCCGCTGCCTTCGGGGCAGTTCCTCTCGAATGATGGGTCTGTGTTGCAGTGGAGCTCGGTGCTGCAGCCGCCGGACCCCACTGGATCGGATGGCTACTACCTGACCGCCAGCGGCTCAAGCTATGTGCTTACCGCGCCGCCGGTCATCCCCACGCCCAACTACAGCTTTGGCGACAACTTCACCAAGGTGGGGACGAACCTCGACCAGTGGGGGACCCAGACGATGCCGGCCAGCAATTCCCAGAGCGCCAGCATGTCGTTCAACTTCCCAGTGGCCTACGCCACAGTCCCGGTGATTCAGGTCCTCATCCAGAAGCCCGGCTCCATCGTCACCGAAGGCTTTACCGGCATCATCAAGGCCACGCCATCGACCACCGGCGCCACCGTCGAGTGGAATACGGGCATTGATGACACCAGAACCGGCCTTCGTCTGGTCTCCCCGTTCGAGTTCTCCTGGCGTGCAGTGGGCAAGGTGGCCAGCTAATGCCGACTCCATCCGAACAGCCGAGGTCTGACCAGCCGGTCGTTGACCGCGGTGGCCGCGTCACGCAGGCATGGGCCAACTACTTCCTGCGGATGGCCACGGCGCAGTCCAGCGATGATCTGCGCACCCTGTATGAGGCTCTGGCGGCAAGGGTTGCTGAGCTTGAAGACGGGCAAGAGCTGGACTTCTCCATCTTCGGCGCCAGCTCGATCAACGTAGACGGCGCAGTCCAGACGGGCGGCGTGGTGCTGATCACCCTTGTGGGAGATGCGGACGAGCCTGGCAATACCATGTACTACGGGACGGGACCTGGGGGAGTTAAGGGGTGGTTTGCCGTTTCCAGCGCAGTCCAGGTGGTCGCCGGCGAGCTGACCAAAACGGTCGGAACGGACGGGGTGTCGACCTTCGGCCTGCCCGACGTTCCTGACTCGGGCGCAGGCACTCTGCTGGCCACGACTTTCGATGCCAAAGGGCGGAAGACTGGCAGCCGGGTGGCCACCATCACCGGCACCGCCAACCAGATCGTCGTGACGAACGGGGACGCGGCGGCTGGGGTGCCGACTATCTCCCTTGCCGATCTTGCAGACACGGGCGTCGGCGCAGCGTTGGTCAAGCTCTCGCGCGATGCGAAGGGCCGCGTCTCAGGCACTCAGGCGGCGACGACGACTGACCTTGCCGAGGGCGCGAACCTCTACTTCACCAACGCCCGCGCCGATGCCCGGATCACCGCCCAGAAGGGCCAGCCCAACGGGATAGCCGCCCTGGACGCCGGCGGAAAGGTCCCGACGGCGCAGATCCCGGCCATCGACCACAACACCGGGCTCTCTGGCCTACAGGGCGGCACGTCCGGCCAGTACTACCACCTGACCCCTGCAGAGCTGGCGAGAATCCCACCGATCGGCGGAACCGACGCAAAGCTCCTGAGGGGCGATAGCGTATGGTCAAATGACCTCGTGGGGCCTCTGCTCGTCAGGGACACCATGCAGATCACGTCAGGGACACCGGCCTTCTTCCAAGCCACCTCGACTGGCGGAATTCAGTCCGTACTTTCATCGAACGACTCCCTCGCGGGTGGCGTTGGCTTCTTTGGCACCCTCACTGCGCACGACCTCGCTTTTGTCGCCGGCTCTGGCGTTTGGCTGTACATGGCCGCCAGCGGCGCCAACCTGAGGCCGAACGTGGACAATGCGACAGCGATCGGAACGGGTAGCAACCGATTCTCCGTCGTTTTTGCGGCGACCGGCTCGATCAACACGTCCGACGAGAGGGAGAAGACGCCTGTTCGTCCGCTGGAGCAGGCCGAAATCTCTGCAGCAGCCCAGCTTGGCCGGGAGATCGGCGCGTACAAGTGGCTGGCATCGGTTGAGGCCAAGGGCGATGCAGCCAGGTGGCACATCGGCATGACCGTGCAAAGGGCAATCGAAGTCATGCAGTCGCATGGCCTCGACCCGTTTGCATACGGCTTCATCTGCTATGACAGCTGGGAAGAAAAGCCTGATCAGAGCAGCGAGTGGCCCGACAAGCTGGACGATGACGGGAATGTGGTCTGCCCCGGCGGGAGTGTGACCAGCCCAGGCAGGGCGGCTGGCGACCTCTACAGCTTCCGGCCTGACGGGCTTCACGCCTTCATCTTGCGCGGGTTGGCCGCAAGGCTGGAGGCACTGGAAGCCCGTCTCACGTCCTGAGCCGGCCCGGGGGTATCGTGACGGCATGAACACCACCGACAAGCCCGACCCTGACCTCCCGGACCCCACGAAGCTGGCGCCCGCTCTTGGCCACCTGCTGCTGCCCGATAGCCGCACCCCAGAGGAGCAGCTTGCCGCCTCGCTCAAGGAGTCGGCCAGGCGCAAGGGCAGGGGGCGGTCGAAGTGGTGGGAGAAGAGCAGTTAG